GTTTTTGGCGCGTTTTGGAAGAGGATGATTTTTCCTTTGACGGCGCGGTTGTAGAGCGCGCGATGTTCCTTTTTGTTTCGTTTAAGTGCGTCTTGGTTCTCAAACACCGGTGTTGCGTAGGCTTCGCGGTTGTCGAGGTGCTGCTGGCAGAAGGGGACGCCTATCTTGTTTCTTCCGTTTGCCATGAAGACAAAGCTGGTTACTCCCACGGATGGTTTGTGGCAGATGAGGCAGGGTTTTAGGCGTTTCTTGTATGGATCTTTAACGGTGGCAGGTGTGGTTGCGGTTGTGGGTTGTTGGAGTGTGAGACTCATGGTTTTGCCTCGTTTATTTGAAGAAGTCTTCGTCTCGGAGGTGGTCGCTGATCTGTATGAAGCGGTGTTTCTTGCAGAAGTCGAGGATGCGGTTTAGCAGCGGGTCGTTGCCGTCTTTAAATTCTCTTTTAAAACCTAGTCGTCCGGTCATGACACGAATCTCAAAGGACCCGTCGATGGCGAGAATCTGGTAGAAGCCCAGTTTTTCGCCAGCGTATTCTTCGAGGACCTCCCAGTCCTCAATCAAGTTAACCAATTCATTACACCTAAAACTGTGTCACGCCAAAAAAATAAAGGAATATTGGCACCTGTGTGGAGACTCCCAGCGAAGTCTGCTAAGGACTCTCCTAACTGGCCCTCACAAGGAGACTAACTAAAAGTGTCAAATCTAACCGAATAAGCTGTAAACCTTATCATGGTTTTTTTTGCAAATAACGTCAAAAGCAAGGGTTACTCTTCTTGGGAACTCTTTTTCTGGCTGTTAACAGAAGGGTTATTTTGGATTATTTTTAGCACTCCAAAAACAAGAAACGCAGAGTCTATCTCATTTGCCTTGTCAACAAGTTCCTGTTTGCTAACGTCGTCTAAAACCATGGCCAAGTAAGCCTTGTTTGTCAACTCGTAAATTTTTGCTTTTGAGCCTGGCTGCGGCGGAAGTATTCTAAGATAGCCCTCTTCGGCTAGATCGTCTAATCTCTTGTATAAGCTCCCTTGGTGGGTTCCACTGAGTTTTTTCTGTGCGATAATCTGTTTGTATATTTTAAGCGCAGGCAGTGGCCCTGAGAGGGATAGAACTAAGAATATGGCAAGGTTTAGCCTTCTCTCTTGACCTTTGAAGACGTCAAGCCCCGAACGGTTCTTCGCCATCGCCTTCGTTTTGTCCTCCAAGCAGGGAGCAAACTTCAGGTCTGCAGCGAAGTGGCTTATCACATTAACCCAGACTTTTGCGGGCGTTCTGACTGGGGTAAAATCTTGCTGTATACAGGAATGTCTGGGGCAAAATTCCATCAAGCGCTGACATGTGCCGCAATTGCTGTTTTTTTGTTAAAAATGACGAGACACCGCCAGCTCACAGTTAGGATTTTACCGAGGCTCAAAGGGGTGTTTACTGTATACAGGAACGTTTTCACGGGCATATTTCAGGCATTTTAGAGCAGGATAAGAGCAGATGCGGGGGAAAGCCAGTGTTTCAGATAATGGCAAAGAGGCAATCAACGCCCCTGTTTAGTCGTCTAGCTCTGTTAGCGTTATGTGGATTGTTCTGTCTTTCTTTGAGACATCGATGGCTAAGTGCCTGCCTTTCAGGGGCAGGAAAAACTCGTGGGTTTTCTTGGGAAAATGAAGCGATACCCTGTCTGATAGATAGGAGTTTTTGCCATGCAAGTAGTCTCTTGTGCTTTTGCTGAATTGGAGCTTAACCTTCATTTGGCGCACTTAAACTTCACCTACCGCAGAGTTTGGGGAAGAAAGTCATGCGACGCACTGTATTTTAGGTTTTTTGGATTCCAAATCGTTAATTTCAGGCGTTTTTTGCACTGGAGTGAGGGTAAACGTTAACACGCCGTTGTCTGATTTAGCGTCAAAATCATAGCGACCGCTAAAGACTGGACCTAGTATTTTGTTGTATTCTCTGGGAAAAACAAACTCTATGTCCTCAAGCTGGCTAAACCACTCTTTCTTCCCTTCTACAACTGGCTTTCTGACAGTACGCCTGACGATTAATACAACCATGACGATCCACCCTCCGAGTGTATGCATCTGCAATCAGTAGGTTGTGGCTGCCTATGGCATAAATCCCCTTAAAAATACGACTGAGAAACGTATGATTCAAGCAGGGGAGAGAGGTAAGTGAAAATGGAGCTCGACCTCCAAGACACAAATGTAAAATAGGTTTATCGAGAAATTAGACCGCTAGGCGCTCGTCATGACTGAGATTGTTGGGGATTTCAAGCCGAATGCCAAAACAGTGCGTGAACTATTTGATGGCACAAACTACTATCGCATCCCAGATTACCAAAGACCATACGAATGGGGAGAAGATGAAATAGAGCTACTGTGGGATGATGTGTTCGCAGCTTTTGAAGCAAGAGATAAGTATTATTTTCTCGGTCCATTGATACTGGCAAAGAACGAGTCAGATGAATTAGAGGTTGTCGATGGACAGCAAAGATTAACGACCCTAACAATATTCTTCAGTGTCCTCAGGGATTTTCAATTTAAGAAATTAGGCGATAAAGACTCCCTCAGGCGGCAAGTCTCAAATGCTGTCAAAAGCATTGTGGACGACAAATATAGGCTGGTTTTGATCACTCAGGCGCACTATCAAAACCAGTTTAAAGAAGAAATTTTAGAAAAAGTGGTCCTTCCAACCGGAACACTGACAAAGAAAGAAAAAGAACAGCACAAGTGGAAATTCGCCAATGCTGCAGACATACTAAAGACAAAAGTTGACTCTCTAAGCAAGCGACATAGTGACGAAAAAGTCAAGGAATTTGTCAAATATGTCTTTGAAAGCGTTGTAATGATTACGATTACCTGTTCGGACAGAGTATCAGCAATTAAGTTATTTCAAACTCTGAATACCAGAGGCCTGGAGTTAAGCTTAGCTGATTTAACGAAAAGCATTCTTCTAAGCAGACTGAATAATGATCAGGATCGAAAGCAATTTACTACTTCTTGGCAAGACATTGAACGTATTGCAGAGGATAACGATGAATCAGTAACTGACTTGCTCACATATTACAGACATTATTTGATCGCAAGCAAGCCTCGCAAGTCATTGTATGAAGAACTAGAAGCTAACTTCAAAAACAAGGACTCTAACCAAGTGGTTTACCAAATAAGAAGATTTGCCCAGTTCTATGATGAAATACTTGGTAAAAGTCCAAAACCGTTGAGGCTTTGAAACTGCTTCCAGACAGGGTTTTTTGGAAAACAATCTTGATAACAGCAAAAATGAAAAATTACGAGAGCTTTTCTGAACTTTGCGAGGAACTGAGACGGCTCTACTACTCTTATTGGCTTGCAAACTATACCACTGCTAAAACACGTGACTTTTCATTTATCATAATCAAGCAAATCAAGAAAAACGAGCCTGTGAGTAAGATTCAGAGCCAGATAATAAGGAAGCTCAATGCTGACAGTGTTATGGAGTGGATTAGAAAAGACTTAGAGTCCGATGCTTACCCTTATTCTTGGGCTAAGGCTCTCCTGGTTTTGATAGAGCGAGGGCAAACTGACGAGTCTGTGATTATTGAGTGTAACAGAAATTTGCACATTGACCATATACTACCTGAAGAATGGGAGAAGAAGAAAGGATGGCGTGAAGGCTGGGTTAAATCAGATGCGGAATTGTGGCTAAACCGCATTGGAAACCTAACGTTACTTTCAGGCAAGAAAAACATCCAAGCTAGCAATGATGAGTTTTCTGTAAAGAAGCGAATCTACAAAGGCAAGGGAATTGACGGAATAACCGGGTTTGAAATAAGCAAAAGAATTCTCGCCAATAGTGAATGGACTCTAAAGGAAGTTAAAAGAAGGCAAAAATGGATAATGAGCGAAACTCAGAGAATACTAGGGATTAAATTCTAAAAAAAGTCGCCCCAGGGTTAGGGCGTCTAGGAACTAGCTTATCTTCTCTTCACAAAGCTTAAGTTAAGTTCCTGACAAATCACCAAATGCCTGTTATTTGCAGTCCATAGGAGATTTAAAGTTTGAAAAATGATCTTCCAGAGTTTAAATGCCCTCTTTGCCATTCTACTCTTGAAAGCGCTGATTATTACCAAGCAATTGAGGAGCTAAAGAAGAAAGTTTCCGAAACATATGGGGAAGAAAACAAGAAAGCTAAACAAGATTTCGAAGAAAGGCTTGAAAAAATTGGCAAATCTCACAAAGAAGAAATCGCAAATTTAAAAAGCTCATTTCTTGACCAAACCAAAAGCCTCAAAACTGAAATGGAGGGCACTTACAAGCAACAACTTGCTGAACTGAAAAAGACTTATGAAAAGATTGGTAAAGATAATCAAAAGAATTTTGTTGCTCTCGAAAGGAAACTAAGAGGCGATCATAAAAAAGAGCTACAGGAAAAGGAGAAACTGTTGGTATCTCTAAGAAAAGAGCAAACGCGCTTGGAAAAAATTGCCTTCGACAAGGGCAAGGCAGATGCCGGTAATGAGATGGCCAGGTTACAAAATGAGGTAGGCGAGCGCGATTTGCAAATTGAACGGCTTAATCGGCTCACCGAGGAACTAAAGAAACAACTGCAGAGAAGCCAATCCGAACTAAAAGGTGAAGCCGGAGAAATCGACCTCTATGCCAGTTTAACGCAAGCTTTTGATCAAGATTTCTTCGTTAGGCAGAAAAGAGGCACATCCATGGGAGATATAGTACAGAAAATCCGAACAACCTCAGCCTCATTAGAGACACCTATCGTCTATGATAACAAACAAGCCGAAAGCGTCACCGCCAAGGACATAGAAAAAGCAAAGAAGTACAAAGACATTCATGCGACGGAATATGTGATCATAGTCTCAAGCAATTTACCCAAGAAAGATATCAAGAATGGCTTGTTCGGAGAAAAAGAAGGGATTCTACTATGCCACCCTTCAATAGTGGTTGATGTGGCTAAGCAAATAAGAAGGGCTATTATTGAAATCTGCAAACAATCAGAAAGCAAGAAAGACAGAGAGAGCAAAGAATCAAAATTATACGACTATATCCGGAGTTCAGAGTTTGCTACAACTGTTGAGAAGCTGCATGATGTTTATCAGAAGTCGGCTGATTTGCAGGATAGCGAGGAAAGAGCACATGCAAGGCTTTGGAAGGAAAGAAAGAAGCTGCATCAGCAGATAAACGATGTTTACAGTGGAATTTGCACTGGAGTAGACTGCATAATTCAAGAAAAGCTACCGATGCAAGATTTAGCCGCTGATGCAGAACAACAAGCGCCAAAGGAAGAAAGCACCCAAGAACTAGAAACTCTCCTCGCTAGAAAGAAAAAGAAGAAAAACGAAAATCAAGAACAAATGGTTTAGGCGCCGTATAATGCAAGGTCCAATGGGTGGCAATCGCATGGATGTTCGAAAATTTGACTTAAACGTGGAAGAGATTCTTGAGAACTGGGAGCTCTCCCATGCAATACGTGAAATCATCGCAAACGCGTTAGACGAGCAGAAGCTGACGAACTCTGAAGACATAGTGATTTATCAAGATAAGAATTCCTGGCACATCAAAGACTTTGGTAGAGGCATTAAGTACCAGCATTTTACTCAAAAGGAAAACGAAGAAAAACTGCAGCATGAAGGATTGATCGGACGTTTTGGAGTTGGCTTGAAAGATGCTTTAGCTACCTTATATCGAAGAAACGTAGGAGTTGAGATTCAATCCCCGCATGGGTTGTTCACTTTGTCAATGGAAGCAAAGGAAGACTTTCCTGACATTACAACCTTGCATGTTTTGGTAAAAGACCAACCAAATGCCGTGAGAGGAACAGAATTCACGCTCGAAGGGATTTCAAAGGGAGACATAGAAGCAGCAAAGGCCTTTTTCCTCAAATTTTCAAATGAACCCTTACTTGAAAAGACAGAGTTCGGCGAGGTTTACTTTTGCAAAAAGGGAAAATCTTTGATTTTTGTTAACGGTGTTAAAGTAGCTGAGGAGGAAAAATTTCTTTTCAGTTACAACATTACATCGCTGACTACCAAAATGAAGAAAGCGCTAAATCGGGAAAGAACACATGTCGGACGAACTGCCTACGCAGACAGAGTTAAGTCTATTCTCTTGTCATGCACAGGGGAAAAAGTAATTCATGCCCTCGTTAGCGATATAGAATTAATAGAAAAAGGACTGAACAGCGATGAAACATCGTGGATTGATGTTGCAAAACACGCCATTGGGCACCTCAATAAACTAGAGAAGGTCATATTTGTTACTCCACAGCAAGGAATTGAACGAGGCGACCTTGTAGGCAATGCTCAACTAGACGGGTATAGAGTGGTTTTCATTAACGAGGCAATTGCTCAGAAAATTCATGGTTCACTTGACCCATCGGGCAATCCAATCAGAGACTTGAGCCAGTACCTTGTCGAATATAACGAAAGCTTCCAATACAAATTTGTCGATCCTGAGAGTTTAACATCTTTGGAAAAGAGCGTCTATGAGAAAATGGACCGAATTTTAAATCTTGCAGGCGGCAAACCAGCAAGAGTGAAATCAATCAAGATTTCAGAAACCATGCGGTTGGGTAACGACGCAAGTACCGCGGGGGTCTGGGAAGCGGCACAAGGCATGATTGTCATTAAACGTTCACAGCTGGGCTCGCTCAGTTCTTTTGCCGGAACGTTAATCCATGAAATGATACATGCAAAATCTGGCTGTGGCGATTTTAGCTTAGGTTTCGAACTAGCTCTTACAGAAATGTTGGGAATAATTATATCAAAGGAGTTAGCATAGCGGGAATCGGAAGGTATACCTTTCAGCATCATTTCGCCTTAAATCTTATTAGCATAGTTGATAACTATTGCAATGAACCTCGGTATCTCCTGCCTGCCTAAGGAAACAGCTATCCTCCTCACAATGGGCAACAACGATACCTAAGTTATAAGGTTCAGCTGAGGTAACTAAATGCCTGTAAACTCAAATAAGCCCGAACGATGGAAAGCTGACATAGAAAAATCAGTCGATTTTTACAATGATTGGTTCATGAATTTCGCCCCTAAAGCCTATCGAGAAACTCGACTTGAATCTACCAAACAGGTCCAATCAGCGCTGAAGGAAACAGTCAACCTAACAAATGTCACACCCAAAGTGCTGCAAGATAAGCCCGAAATACTGGCAATGTTGCGCATGACTACATCTCCGCCAATCGCTCGTGACAGACTTATCGGTCTGGCGAGGGTTCCCGATAACCTAGTAGATAACATGGAAGACAATGAAAGAATCCCACCGAAGATGGCAAAGAATGAGGTTGAAATTAACCTGCTAAAAATCAGCAATCTCATTATGCGACTAGCTGATAAAGACATCTTCCCGTGGTTAGAAACAAAAGCCCAACCCGAGGAAAAGGAAGTCTATCGAGCAGCCACTGTTGTTGCAGACCGCCTATGTGGCGCCCAGTCTGACCCTATTGTCAGAAATGCGCAAGAAAAACGACAGCTTGACTCTATTAAGAGTTGGCTAGAACACCGAGGATATTCCTTTGTAGAAACCAAGCGGACAAAATTTAATGAAATGAAACCTGGAACGTTCACCTTTCATTTGGTCGTTCCTGCGGCTTTATCTTCAGGGAAAAAAGTTAACATTACTGTGGATGCAGTTATAATGCCAAAGGGGACTAAGCTAGGCAAACTCCCTTTATTGATCGAAGCAAAATCGGCAGGTGATTTCACAAACCCCAACAAACGCCGAAAAGAAGAAGCGGTCAAAATTTCTCAGTTACAAGCCGCCTATGGAAAAGACATACATTATATTCTGTTCTTATGTGGATATTTCAACCCAGGATATTTAGGCTATGAGGCTTCAGAAGGTATTGACTGGGTCTGGGAGCATCGAATAGACGACTTGAGTGAGTTTGGATTATAATGGGTACAGCGGATTTAATCGAGCGTTCACGCATTGAAGTCCAGAAAAATATTGATTCCAAAAAGTTACATGAAGCTCGAAGAAAGATGGGTCAATTCGCCACTCCGACAGCGCTAGCAAATGAAATGTTACAATATGCCTGTGCAATTTTAAACAGTGAAGAAATCCGCTTCCTTGACCCTGCCTTTGGCACTGGCGTTTTCTACTCAGCGCTCCTTAACACTTTTGCGTTCCATAGCATTCAAAAGGCAGAAGGGTTTGAAATTGACCAAATATATTGGAATGCTGCCATGGACTTGTGGAACCATGAACCACCTTTAAGACTTCAGCTCGCTGACTTCACCCGGCTTCCCACGCCTAAGACAGAGAGCGATAAATTCAATCTAATTATATGCAATCCACCATACGTCCGCCATCATGCCATGGCGACCGACGAGAAGCTGCGACTTATGGATTTGGTAACGAAAACAATCGGTATCCGACCTAGCGGTTACTCAGGATTATACTGCTATTTCTTGATGCTTTCACACAATTGGATGTCAAGAGATGGTGTGGCAGGATGGCTAATCCCTAGCGAATTCATGGACGTAAACTACGGTAGACAAGTTAAGGAATTTCTACTCAATAAGGTCACTTTGCTACGAATACACAGATTTGATCCTTCCCAGGTCCAATTTAATGATGCATTGGTATCGTCTGCGGTTGTCTGGATCAAAAATACCATTCCGCCTTCGAATCACACAGTTGAGTTCAGTTATGGAGGCACTCTGCTTAAACCTTCAATTTCAAGAGACATTCCAATTGAAAAACTTAGGGGTCTTCACAAATGGTCAGGGTTCCCAATTAGCACCTACGAAAAACCGCAAACTACAGCAAAAGAAACTCTCGAAGATTTCTTCACAATTAAGCGCGGTGTCGCCACAGGTGCCAACAACTTTTTTGTGCTAACCAAAGAGAGAGCTGAAGAACTCCAGATTCCCACGCAGTTTCTTAAACCAGTGCTACCACCTCCCAGAAATCTTGAAATAAGCAGAATAGAAAGCGACAAGAAAGGAAACCCCATTGTGGAACAAAAGTTGTTCTTACTATCTTGCGATTTACCTGAAGCGAACGTCAAAAAAGAGTACCCTACGCTCTGGAAATATTTGCTGGAGGGAAAAAAGGAAAAAATTAATGAACGCTATATCTGCAAACACCGCTCGCCTTGGTACTCTCAAGAAAATCGTCCGCCGGCAGCTTTCCTATTCAATATCATAGGCCGCCCTGACAATTCAAAACGGAAATCCTATCGATTTATTCTAAACACATCACAAGCTACGGCTACAAATAACTACCTCATGCTTTATCCAAAAACTTCTCTCCAAAAATTACTAGATCAGAATCCAACCCTGCGGGAGGAAGCTTGGATAGTACTTAACAGCATCCCCCTTTGTGATCTATTAAAAGAAGGGCGGGTCTACGGTGGGGGTCTATATAAAATAGAACCCAAGGAACTAAGGCGGGTGTCATCAAGTCAACTAACGTTGTTAATGTCAAAGTACCAAAAAACGACTGCCTTCTTAAGAACGCTCGAAGACCACAAATAACGCAAATCTAAATCTGTGGCATTTTGATTGGGAGCGTAGGCTCCGCTGAGACTCATTGAGATACCAAAAAGGAAAGAGAAAAACAGGGGAAAATCAGATTATGCGCTCGAAGTTGGCGGAGTGCTTGTTCCACCTAGTGCTTCTTTTATGGCGAAGCCTATCGTGCTGCAGATGTAGACTACTACTGTGAACAACAGCGATGGATTCTGGCAGCATGCTGGCAAATCAACGGCACCTTCAAACAGACAAAACAGTCAGTGGCCCTTAGTTCCCAAAGAGAAATAAAGAAAATCAAAATATTGGGGTTAGGTGAAATGCAGATGAGCAAAGAAAAAGAATGTTGGATATGCCATAGAACTGAACAGGAAGTAAAAGCCCTCCTTGAAAAGCTAAGCCCTGAAATCCCCCGCTTAGCCACTGACAAGGACGACGCCGTTATGGTTTCGGCAAAAACCAAGCTATTTCGAGATGAATTAAAAGGCATTTACCGTTGTGTAATCTGCGAATGTCTCCTTATGGATATGGCAGAAGACGCCATCACTGTACGCACCAAAGAGGACCTGCTTACAGAGGGCGACTTAGAGCGGATACATTTTGATATCTCCGCAACTATCGAACCTGAATAGAAAAGGAAGGGAGCTGCTAAGAAGCAGTATTTTGAGCCTGGGGAGCCGCCGCTGTGCTCGCTTTCTGCTTTTTGATAATACTGTAGCCTTTCATGAATAACACCGTGAAGACTGAGGGCGCTAATGCCGTTATGGTTGGTTCCCCTGCGAAGCTGATGCTGACCATGGCCGCCGCCTGAACAGCTAGAGTTGTGAGGAACTTTTTTGCGTCGAACGGTTCCCCGCTGGATGTCTTGCCCAACGTGGCATACATCAGTGTGATAACGATGCTGACGACATAGGGGAAAAATGGACCAAGCAAAGTCTGTAAATCCATGCGTTTCACCTCCTCAGATTACGAATTAGTGCCTTGTATTTTCGCTAACTCTTTTTCCAACGCTTCAACTTTGGCAGTCAGTTGCTTGATGGCGCCAAGAGCTAAACCCAAAAGGTGCCCGCCGTGAACTAGGCCTTCTTTTGAGCGGATAGCTTCAGGCAGGCTCTGGTTGTCGATTAAGGGTACGCCCAATTTATCGACTTTTTCGCTCATCCTAATGCCCTTGATGATTGCCAAATCGTCCATGTAGTCCATGTGCCCCAGCGCGTTGTACCAGACGCTGTCTCCAGCGACCACATGCCAATAAGTTGAGGTGTCGCCGCATGCCCCAGTGTTATTACCTCCAGCGGGGTACATGTTTGCGTGGTCATGGGCTGCAGGTGCATACCTGCCATTGGGGTTAACATACATAGGCCAAAAGCCAGCGCCTTGGGCTTCCAAAACGTAGCCTGCAGCATCCTGCGGCATTGAAGACATGTTTATTCTGCCTGTGTTGGCTATGACTTCCCATCCTGCCACGTAGAGGTTGTTTTTGAGGTAAGCTGAGCCAAAACGAAAAGTGCCATTCCCCAAATCGTCACTGCCATCAGTGATAGGTCGGACTAGATGGTTCGCCGAGTATAGAATCAGATCGCCAGCATAAGTTACGACAAAGACGTTGGCGCCATCAAAGCCAAACGCAGCTTTCAGCGTCCGAGACGTCAGCAGGTTTAGGCATGGAGATGTTTTGTCGATTTCCACGTTGCTGGCGAAGATGCTGCTCCCTGAGCCTCCGCCGCCTCCTGTAGAAATGGGGATGCCTCGTTTGCCAAGTTTGGTTCGGCTAAGTTTCTCAACGTTAACAGTGAACGTTCGCAAGCCATAGAGATAGTCAGCTAGTTGGGGCGGTTCCTTCTCAAAGTTGATAGTCAACTGAAGCGTTTGGGTTGCTGCGTCTACCTTGTACTCTATGCTGTCAACACGGAAGTAGGCGTTTAGGAACGGCACAAACAGCTTATCCGCGGCTAGAATCGGCGAATTGCCATAGTCGATAAGCGTGCTTGTAACGGTCAAGTAAAGAGCAGGCGATTTAAGATAGGCAAGCAATGCCCTTGCTCGCAAATTGCATTCGTTATCGCTCCACAATTCCTCGTCGGTCTCGCTATACTCACGCAAACCATAGGCTACTTGGCTGGCTGCATCTTCCAAGACTGCGGAGTACCTGCGTCCGCCAAAGTAGAGTCCATGCAGCCAAAAGTCACCGCCCCCGACGCCTGAGGGATAGTACCAGGTGAAGCGGACGGTTTTTACATGCGTCCAGTCGAAGCCTGATTGAACGTAATCCCATTGGCTGGCGTAGGCACCGCCGACGCCTATTTCGTTGGCGTGCCAGTTTGCGTCTGGGCTGGTGGAGACTTTTTTGCTTGCTGAACGTGAGCTCGTATCAAATAGAATCACAAGGCCTGTTCCCGAGTAGGTGTCTGAAAGCTTTGCCTGGAAGCCCAAGAGCGGATAGAGCTCGCAGTCTACCTCTTTGCCTGCGTTCAGCTCGAAATAGCAGCCGCCCCAATAGTTGGAGCCGACAGAGACTTTAATGCAAGCACCACCGTCGGGAGCGCCTGTAGAATCAACGGAGTTGGTGCCCGTGTCCCGCTGCCAAACGCCATCCGAGGGTGTAAGGCTGCGAGTCCAAGAGACCTTATCGGTCGGAACACTTTTGTCGGCTAAGCCGTAAATTGTGATCTTGTTTCTAACTCGGGTTATGTCTGTGCGGTCTTCAATTTGCTCGATTCTATCCGTCAGGTCTGTGCTGTTGATTTTGCTGTACATGGGGAAAAACTCGAACCTGCCATCCGGTGCTACACGAAAATCGTACCCTATGACGCCTGCCTTGTCTGCGCTTTGAGCAATGTATTTGAGAATATCCCAAACAGGCGAATCCGAATACTCCAAGTCAGTATAGGTGGTATCGGTGTTTTCAACCAGCTCTGTGCTACCACGTACATGGCTTATCCCTGCAAAGTAGTCCAGCAAGTCCTTAACGATGGCTTCGCCTTTTTGGACGCTGTAGGTTTTGGTGACGACTCGGCGGAAAAGCTTCTCACCCCAGCAGCGACCGGACACTTTGACGTAGCTTTCGGTAGGCGTCACTTGAAAAGAAACGCTCTCCGTCCGAGTGGTAATAATCTGGGGAACATTGCTGCCTCTGCCAATGCAGATATAGCCGTCTTGACCGACACTTATCGGGTATGCTCCGCTTGGGCTGTATTTGCCGTCAAAGTTCTGCAGGGTAAGCTCCCAGCTGCTTACTTCTTTTGTTGCGCCAAGATGCACCGTGCAATCGACTACATCGGCTTGAGGAACGCCGACGGTGCCGAGGGCAATGGTCATTTTTGGGATGCCGACGCTTGGAGCAGCCACTACTCGACACCTCTGCGGTACAGGGATTGTTCCCCTGCACGGATGATGCTTTTAGTCTGGGTTGGCGTCTGAGCGGCGGCGGAATTGTAGGCGTTGACGCTATCCGTTGCCTTGTTCATTTGAGAAGCAAAGTAGGCCATGGCAGCCGCAGCGGCAATGATCACGCCAATGCCAACACCAGTCAGCGCCAGAAAGGTGGCTTGGCTGATGTTTAGAGCATTCTGTATCCCCGTTGCAACAGAAGTAATAGCCGATTTGATACCTAGTGCGCTACCAGAAGCCGTCACGGCGCCAGCGGTAGCCGTTTCAGTAGCGCCTTGAACTGCAACGGCAGCGGTTTGCCCTGTTGTCAACACAGTTAAGAAATTATACATTCTAGCACAGCTTGAAATGACTTCAACCATAAGCAGAACGGTGCGGATGTACTTGCTTGTCTGCGAATCAATCATGCCAAAGTCCTGAGCAAGCGTTGTCAATTGGCTGCCCATCATCGCTGTTTCTCTAATTCCGCCGGCAACAGTGCGAAGGCTAACAGTCGCAGAATCCGCATGCGTCTGCATGTCAGTGAAGCTGGAACCGGCATTCCGCACATTAGTGCCCATTTCGGTAGCTGCCACGCCAACATCGTTAAAGCCTGCAGCCGCCCAAGCGGAAGAGGAACGGATGTTTTCTCCCATGCTGGCCGCATCAGTGCTGATCGCTTCAAAAGTAGGGGATGCCTCGTTAACCATGCGCACAGTTCCGCTTATCTCGCCTAAACTCATTGGGATGCCTCCTCAACGGCACGTTGAATAGCTACGCTAAGTGCTGAGAGAAGTTGCGGTGCACTCTCCTGCACTGCCCGGGTCAAAAAATAGTGCGGTTGGATGCGGCTGGTGCCGAATTCCTGAAAAAGAGCGTGCGGGGCATAAGCGCCGACTTTGACTGCCCACTGTCCTGCACCGATGGCGTAGATGCTCTGCATTAGTTGTCCTGTCCGAACTGGCGCCAGTTGTCGAGCGCGAAGGACGATTGCTTGGGCTGCTTGCACTAAGACGTCTTGAACATAATCTTGCGTAGTCTTGTCCAGCTTTTCTATTCTGGCATAGAAGTCTTCGACGTCAATTTCTAAGGTGAAATCAAGGCTCAAATGTAATGCACTTCACAGTAAAATTTATGAGGGAAATTAGCAAAGTGAAAAAAGTGGAGGGAACTCTTCTTGGGTGCCTACTACATTTGTAAACAATGTGGTTACGCTTTCCCAAAACAAGACAAACAAGAAGCCATCGACCTCGATTATGAGGACAGCGCCTATGGTTTAGACGTCCACTGCCCTCAATGCGGTGCAACCATAAACCCGCTTAAGGAGCCAATAGCAAAGATTTCCCCAACACGAAACGATAAATCGCCTCAAAGGTTCGGAAAACGAAAATCAAGAAACTATCGGGCAATAGATAGGATGCGTCTTGGGAACCAATTTTAAGCCGCAACTCAATTAAAACTGCCCTGATGCTTGGCTTTCTCTAACTCTTCTTTCGTTTGCTTATCTACTTCGCCAAGGATAACAAGAAACTCCTGCAGTTTCTTAGCTGGTTGCTGGGCGAGTTGACGAGGAGTCCAACCGAACTCCTTGCAAAAACGAAAATCAGTAATGGAAGGGTGCGGCTTGCCGCGTCTCATCGCCCTTAACAATTTTTTGTTTCCTCAAGCGAGACAACATTAAGCTTATTCACGACTTTGCTTAGCAACTCGCCGAGTACGATGGGGATTCCGTCTTCGCGTTCACTTAGGAGCTTCTCCAGTGTGATGGGGTTGGTTTGCGGTTGCTCTTTGAGGCTTGCCCAAATGGTTTCCGCTTGGATAGCAATAAAGTCACTGCTCACCACTTGCCCAGTCAACGGGTGATATTTGGTGTGTTTCTGGATAATGCGGCTACGCTTTGCCCACGTTAGCTCTGTGAAGGTGTATTTTCCAGCGAATTCTTTTCCAAAGCGTTCGTTAACCTCTAAAACTTCGGTTTTCACGTTTTCACCTCGCTTAGCTTATGATAAGATCGCGAGCGGTAAAGGAAGCCTTCAAGCTGACAAGGTCCTCGACCTTCGCGGGAATGCTGGCCTTGCCCCATTTGCAATACTTGAAGAGGGCGCTGTTGGCTGCGCCTAAGCCGAATTTGAGGCTGAATTCGCTGTCGTTGACTATGTCGTCGTATTCTTGTTTGCTCTCAAACTCGAAGACTAACTCTCCTGAAAGGCCTCTGTGTTTTTCCTGCAGATACTTCAGCAAGTAACCCGTTGTTCCGATAACGGGTAGAGCTTTGAGGTTGTTTTCAATGGTGAATTTCCAGTCGGTTATGCGGTCTATAGATACAAGGCTTGTACCGTCTGCCGCTCCTTTCTGCACAAAGCTCTCGTAGAAGGGTACCGCGCTCGCATAGTCGGCGTATGTTGCACCGCTGACTTTTGCGGTTCCAGGAGTCACGTTCTGCCCGATTAGATCAGCCGTGGCTTTGATGACGTCTTCGATTGAGCATTCAACAGTTACCTTGTCCATTCTGCAGCCGGTGTGCAGCAGGTCAATGATGGCGCCGCTGGCATGCTGATAGCAAACTTCGATACTGGCGGAGTTTAGCGTGGAGATTAACTGCAAAAAGTTTATCGGCGCATCGCTTGGCAGGGCATAGGACACTTTGAGCCCAACTTTTCTTAAGCCTTTGCGGAGGGTAGCTGGGTCTCTTGAGCCAACTCCTCTAACTGTAATTAATCCAGGGTCTAATGCGGGTTCAACGTTGTCTGCTGTTGCAAGCCCCAGCATAGCTGGATTGGTCGGAGTTACTCCATAGTTTGACTCTTGTACATAGTAGATTTTGGTTTCATGCGCTCCATACGACATTTCTCTTTTTCACCTCTGCGTCACTTAAGTGACTGTGACATACTCGAAAACCCAGGTTTTCAGGGTAAACTCAGTTCGCCAAACAAAAGGCTTCACATCCACTTTGTCGACGTCACGGAAAGAAACCACATCGACATACGCTATGCCCGAAACCTTTGTCCTGTTCTCTCGGATAACCCGGTTGATTTCCAAACGCATTTTCTGGCGAATGCTCTGCCCTGACTCGGTGCCACTCTTCTCATTTACCCAAACGTTAACTTTGGGCGAACCCACGATAAGCCGCTGAGAAGCTGAAAGCCCTAATTTGTGATCCACAACACTACCCAGGCCGACAGTTACCTGTGCATCATATATTTTGAGGAGCTCCCGATCAAGCCACTCTCTACTCACCGAGACCTTACCCAAGGACTCGTCATCCTTCACTAGCCGAATGTTGGTCTGCAAGAAAGAAACCAGTGTCTCGACAATATCCACGCTGCTCATGTGCCAAGAAGCCTCCTGCAAACGCTCTTGAAATACGCAGGGTCACCATTGACGGCGAAGGGCTGGACGGTCTGTACCTCATAGTCAATGTTTGCCCGTCTAACTTTATCATGCATGCGCAGGGGCACTAAGCTGTAAACTGTGATGTAGTCCTGCATGGCGTAGCCGACTTCAAACACGAGCTCACCGGCAGTCCCCATGGAGACTATGGCTTTGAGTGGTAAGCCATCCGCATAAGAGGTTTTGTCCTCGACATCGAGCAGAGGAAAAAGCGTTAGGTTCTCCCCGTTAAGAGTCAGGATTCGATTCAGGTCTGTTGCTGGGTCAGCGTAGTTTAGGAAGAGCTGAGATAGCCAACTGACATTTGCCATGGCTTTGGCAGGCGTGATGGGGCTGTAGTCTGTGAAAGTTGGTCCCCAATTCATGAATTCGCTTTGGTATTTTTGGACGATTTGCATGCTGAAGGCAAGGCTGGGCTTGTCATGGGTTGCTCTGATTCGCCAGAGAATTCCGCTTGTGATGTCGTCGTAGTAGGTGCATGCTGGGCAACGGTCTTTGACGTCTATGTATCCTGGCCAGCCGATTGCAGGATTGTAAGATGGGTACTCAGCTGCTTTGATGCCTTGAAGGCTGCTATAGACGCCTTTGCAACTATCGCTCCAACCCTCATAAGTAAAAAGCCCAAGTAGAGCGAAGCTAAATGAGTCATCGAAAATCATGTTTTCGGTTAAGCCAGTACGGTGCCATTGGCTATCTGCAGGCTCATAGTAAAGCCAAAGACTCTCAAAGCCATCTCTCAAGAAGGCAACCGCTTTGTCCGCAATCCCTTGATATAGTAAGGCGTTGTCTGGATCGGCGTCTTTGAGCTTTTTGAGACCGATTAGGCAGTAGAGGCATTCGACGTCTAACTCTAACAGCCAGGCATCATCAATGGTTACTGCCCTAGCAAACCCGCCATAGCTCTGTTGGTCCTGCACCGTTTTTAGGAAGGTTCCGCCTGCAAGTTTAGCCGCATCCAAATATGCAGCGTCGACGGTGATTTGGTAGGCTTCTAAGAGCGCAGGAATGCATCTACCAGCGTCAATACTATAGTAGTATGTGCTATCTTCGCCGCTTTTGAACCCGCCATAAGCCTGCTTATCTGGGTCAAGGCACTGCTGGGTTAGAGTCCAATCAGCTAGTTCCACGATTTTATCGCGGATTTCGGCTTGCTTGCTGGCAAACTGGCTTGAGGCGTAGGCTTGGGATAGGAAGTTTATGGCGAAGGCAGAGGACAAAACGCCTTTTCCATATGCTGGGTCAGGAACATCTGGTGGAATAACGTAAAGGTATGGGGCGAACTGCATAATGAAATCGAAGTAGGCTTGCGGTACAGTTCCCAAGTTTGTTAGCTCCTTTCTACGTTAGCTTTTGTGGTAGATTGAGACTCAGGCTTTCGACCGAAGAAGTACAGTAGCCAGCCAACCAAAAACAATGGCACGGCTATGGGAAGGAACAGAAGCCTAAGTTTTCGTTTTTTCAAAAGGTTACACCTTGTTTTTTCACGGTAAGTGAGCTGTTCCAGAGTTCCAGAGGTTCCAAAGTTTCAGAGTGTAAGCGCCAATTTTCCGCTTTTGACTCTTTTGAAATAACGCTTATTTTGGGAAAAGGGACTATTTTCTAAGACTTACGTTTTAGCTTTTAGCTCCTTGGCACTGTGCAAGTCTGGAACAGTTGGAACTTTGGAACAAAATCAAGGCTCAAGCGATGGCCCCTTGTAGTGGGGGATATGCCTTGTTGAATCGAAGCTTTCAGCAGGAGAAGTCAGGTTCACCATAACCCTAAGCAGGTCATCTCGCAGGGTTTGAACCGCTGTCTCAAAAGCTAACCTACCCGACGAAGATTTAGTGATGAATAGGTCGCCTAAGCGGTAATCGAAAGCGCCCAGGAGTACGCCGCCACTGGCAGCCACTAAGACTCGAAGGCAAGCAAGATTGAGGGAAATCATTGTTGCCCAGTTAAAGCGTTCATCCGTCTCAGTGATGCTCTGACCCACTATAGAGTTAACATAGAGGTTGGCATAATCAACATGGGCTTGGAAGGACGCTTGTGAAACGGGTAAGCCAAAAACGTTATAGTTGCCACTTGCATCTAAGCCTGAAGCGTTCAAATGGTTTGCGACGTCGCTGATTGAAACAAAAGTTGTGGACATGGGCTCTTACCGTTTAGCGTAGATTGCGTATCCTTCTATGGTTCCTGCGCCGTTGTTTGTGGTTTTTCGCATCTCAACTTTGATGCTCCTGCCTTCAAGAGGCGAGTCATAGCCGACCAGATGCTTTTCACCGCTCATCATTAGGCCTGCAGCGTAGAGCAACAGATATACCCAATAATAGGACACGGCAGTTGCAGCAATCGACCCCGTGAGAACCTGCCCATCTATTGTGACTCGCACTTCTAATGTTTCGTCTGCAGTCCAAACGAGGATTACAACTGAATAGAGTCTGCAGTTCTCGGTTGTATCAAGGATAGTGTACCAAGTGTTCTGCTCGGGAGTCGCTTGGATAAGGTGCCGGTCAGGTTGATGCTCAAAAGTGTCGTTAACGATTGAAACAAGCAAATTGTTGTCTGCATCGGTGGAAAGTTGGCCTATGCTGCCGTCAGGATTGACTATGAGGATTTTTTGCGCTGGACTACTCATCTATCAATTCACCTTCTCTTGTTGACTTTGATTTTGAGGTTTCCAGAAACAACCCTTAGTTGCCCAACGGTCGAGTCTGGATTGACTATCAAGATTTTTTGAGCTATTTGACTCATGAAATCACCCTTTAGCGGGAAATCCGGCTTTACGGTTCTCAACTTAAAAGATGAGAGCAAACAAAAGTTAGTGGAGAGAATAGCGGTTTAGTTTGTTGCTAATCCTGTTATTGAGCAGATGCATTCGCCGTTCAAGACAACTGGAGAGTACCTGGTGCTGAGCAGAACGTCGACGGAATCGAATTCTTTCTTTAGTTCCGTATCGCTTGCCAGTGGGCGTTTGATGACAAAGTAGCCCATGGGTGCGTAACTGGCGCTCAAGTTCTTGCCGGTAGAGACCATATATGCGGTGCCAGCGGGGACAACGTTGGATTCGTAGATGTCATAACCGAAGACTTTGCCCATGCTGCCATTCTGTACTACTGCGTCGCCATACTGGCTGTACAGTGTGAAGGTTGGCAGATACTTTAGGTCCCGAGTGTTAATCGGGTTCATCAGTATGCCGTCGGGGACAAAGTTAGCGCTTTTGATTTTGGTTTCAGCTGCCAAAACATCTTTGCTGCCGACTGTGTTTGCAATGGTTATCTCGGAGCCGGTGGCGCTCATTGTTTTGCCAGTTGCTCCTACAGTGAATCCGGCGCTTGCCGCTATTACTGAGAGGCAGTCGCTATCGATAGTGTAGGCCATGCGTCTAGCTAAGCGTCTGAGTTGATCTTCGATTACGGGGATGTAGTGGTCTTCGATGTTTTCACGTGTGATTCGTTCTCGGAGTGCTTTCTTGTAGGGCGTGACGGTCACGTAGTCGTATGGCGTGAAATCCATTGGCATTTCTGCGCCTTCCGCGACCTCATTGATTGCCGCGCTTCTGGAGCCCTTCTGCTTCACGAAGCTGGCGGTTTTTCCCTGAACCAGAGGGAACTCTGGAAACAGGTTTTTAACCACCAAGGCGGGCATTGTGAGCTCCAAAATTTTGGCATGAAGCTGCGGATACGCTATAGCTCCGGTGTCAACCCATGTGAAAGCGTCTCTAATCATAGACATGCGGAATCACTTAGGGTAGGCAACTGAGCAAAGCGTAGATGACGTCGCCGTCTTGGGTTGCAGCGGTTAAGGCTCTGCCAATCCATTGTTCTGCCTTGTCTAGCTGTGTCTGCATTGCAGCGGTTGTGTAAGTGTCTGAGCCTGGGGCAGCCATTGCGGCGACTGAGGCGACTTTGCCTGCGGTTGAGCTTGAGATTCTTGCGGCAGCGTTGATTACGCCTGAAGCGACTACTCGCACGAGGCCTCTGCAGATAACAGTGATTTTCTTGCCTGCAGTACCGCTTGTTAAAGCTACGCCGATGACGTCTTTTCGGGCGCCATCTGTTGGTTTGACTTTGGGGATGTAGCCTGCGGCGCTGATGTAGACAACGTTTCCTGCAGTGACGGTGGCGGCGGAGTCAACTTCTGCTGTGATGAGATAGCGGTCGCTAACGAGTGCACTTGTTCCTTCTAAACTCATAAGTGGTCACCTATTGGATGCCTTTGAGCTTGCTGTTGGCTTTCAGAAGGTCCTGGAACCAGCCGAGATTTGCACCTTGAACTGGCTCTTGGGTAGCGATTATTCCGTTGCCTTTTGGAGCTTGTTTAGCAGAGGCAGAAGCCTTGTTGTTGCAAGCGTCTTCAGTGGCGTCTTCCGCTGATTCGCTGAGTTTCTTAGACATCTCGTTGAGCTTCTGAGTTAACGCCTTCTTAGTCGCACGTTTGCCGACTTCGGCGTCGATCTCAGCAATTTTGCTCTTGATGCC